CTTGGTTGCCTGCGTCTGTGGGTACTGAAAAGTTATTTAATGATGTAATAGGCATTTTTTATATCTCCCCTGTGTTCTTGACACGCAACGGTATGTAGATAAACTCAATAGCCTTGACTGGTTCAATAGCAATGTCTACGTATAGTTCATTTCTATCGATTCTAGCCGGAGTATTGTTTGTATCATCACAAACTACTGCGAAATCGTAAAGGGCTCTTAAACCAACTAATTCAAGTAGTAATGATTCTACTGCTTGTTTAATTTCGTCCCTTGTGATTTTATCATTTGGTTCGAAGATATATGGACGAGCCAATTTATTAAGTTGGCTACGTAGATATACAACCAAACGTGCTACGTTGATTCTGTCTAGTGCAGAAGCATTTCTTGCACGAGTCTTTTGACCGTAGTTGACCAATCCAACTCCATTAAAGAATGTAATTGGGTTAATCTTTAGATCATACAACGTATCTCTTTGACCTTCGTTTAACGCTACTGTTTGGAATTCACCTGTTGCAGCATCAATGTATCCTACTGCTGTAGCATTTGAAATTCCACCACGTCTTGTACCTGCTGGTGCAAACCATGGAAACGAAACTTGATCGCTTAGTGCAATCGTTCTCATCATCATGTGTGAACTTGGAACAACTGCGTTTGATCCGCCTAGGTCAGTTGTAAATCCGTTTGGATAGAAAGTACCTAAGTATTCATCATATGTTACTAAACCTTCGTCACCGTTATCAGTAACTAGGCCAGCATTTGAACCCCAGTTAGTTAAAGTTGTAGCGTCTGCTGCCAATCTTAATGGTGTATCACCAATAACAAATGCTGTTAAGCCTCTGTCAATGTTAAGATTAACAAGGTTGCTCATAAGTTCTGGATATCCAGGAGCAGCAATGATGTTGAAGTTACGTCTTTCTTCATCACGTATTTGGCTGCTTGTGTCAACCGCACTCTTCATTCTTTGTACAACAACTTTACGTTGTGCTTTTCTACCGAATGAACCTGATCCGTCTTCGTTGTTACCTGATTCAGTAACCCAACGATCAGTTGCATATGGACCCATTGCTTCGCCTGGTGCTGCACCAAAGCGTGGATTGTCTGCTGTTGTGTCGATGTAGTTGTTAGCATAACGCTTAACGTTACCGCCACTTCTACGCAAGTTCCATAACAGCATACCTTGTGGATACAGTGCAGGGTCTGGAGCATCTGGATCTAGGAAGTCTGCCTTCATTAAATCCTTAATAGTTGCTGCTGTGTTACCAGTAGCACCTGTTGAACCATAACGTGCATCTGCAAACAGTACACCGTCTTCAGTTGTTTGGTCAGTCTTATCAACTAATACCCATCTTTCTGAAGCAGGACCTGATTGGAGGCTGTCATACTTGTAAATTGTTGGATAGTTTTCAATGTCTGTTGTTGAAATCCAAAGGTCTCCGTCTACTGTAGTTCCTGAAACATATGGATTTGATGCAGCAACGATTGGTGTGTAACCAACTCTATCGCTAGCCGCTTCAACATATGGACTTGTTGTACTTCTGTAACCTACCCAAGTAGTACCATCGTGTATCATCATGTCCACATCTGAAAACTCTGGATTGTACCAAAGTTGTCCATTTGCAGGTTCTGCTTCTGGATTGTTTGAACTAGCATAAAAGTCACTTGCTGAAAGTGGTTGCCAGTTAGAAGCAAGATATCTATTCTCAGCAGTTGAATCATCAACACCAGGCGCTAATTGACTGCGTCCTGTGCTGTATGAAGCATCTGATAAGTTATAGAAGTTAGCAGATCCTTCTGCTGTGTCAATGTTGTAAGGTGTAAACAATGCACCAACGGCATCTCTACCAACATCACGCATTCTGAAATCACCACCTGTCTTGTGTGAAATTGTGATTTCATTATTTGCTGTTACTGCTGCAACAATGTTAGTAAGTCCTGCTGCGTTAATGGCTGCTGCCATTGTGTTAGCATCTGAACTTGCACCTGAACTTGTAAATGTTACTCTTACTGGACTGTTAAGTGCTTCCTGATTTAGGATGGACTCTTCAATTTCAAAGGAGTAATCATCTGCTGTAAGTTGAGTTGCAACAACCGCTGACTTAATTGTTGTATTGCCTGTAGCAGCTCTGCGCCATACGCGGAACACTGCTGTTGCAGGTGAATCGTCATATAGGCTGTGCTCAAAAGCATTCGTTTGAACAAATAAACTATCAACAGGAAGATTTTTACCTGCTCCGCTTCTATCTAATGAATAGATTGCAGAGTGTCCTGTTGCATATAATGGAGCGTCCTTAGCAACCCAAGTTGATGTTGCAGAATCCCATCTCTTTGCTCTCCAACGTGCACCGTTGTTTGGTTCTGTTGTTTTGATCCATACAGAGCCTGTTGGTCTTGCATTTGCATCCGAACCCATTGTACCTTTCCATTGTGGAACAAGTGTGTGTGGGTTTTGATACAATTCTGGACCTTTATAAGTCGCTGCGCTGATACCAAACTCAGTTAAGTCTGCTGTACCTGCACCAATTGTAATTGTGTTTGCGTTAGAGTTTGATGTACCGTCTGTGTAAATTCTAATTGTTGAATTAACATTTTTAGCAGTAACACCAGTTATACCATAACCATTAATTTGACTTACAATTTCATCAACTGTATCACCGCTAGTAATAGTAACTGTAGTTCCATTAATAGTAAAGTTACCTGCACCTGCTGTGATTTTGGCACTTGTTAATTGAGCTGAAATAATTGTAGGATGGCTTGCTCTCCATTCTGGTGAACCAACTAGTACCCAATCACCTGATGCAACGCCTGCCGCTGTGTTGCCTGATGATTTGTAGTACATTCTTGCTGCTTCTTTAGAAAATGTAAATGTTCCTGTTGCTGCTGTTCCAACTGTTTCAAATACAACTGCGTAGTCGCCGATTGAACCAACTGAACCTAGTGGAGCATTGTTTGAAACTTTTGCTGCATCATCGTCTGTTAAAACGATAGGCAGTTTGTTTGCAAACTTTTGTCCACCTGTTGTGCTAATTGCAGCACTATTCCATTCTTGAATACCCCATGTAGTGGAGCCGGTGTCTATCCACCATGTACCATCCGCTGGATTCGCTCCCGGAGCCTCTGAAGTTCCTGATAATTGGGACATATCAACGTTTGCTCTAACTACGAAAGCAGCGTTGGATACTCCTAATAAACTGTATGCTGCTAATAAACCGTATTCATTTAATTCGCTACCATGAATTGGTGTATTGCTCGCTGTCTTTTCGAAGTTTGGTACTCCAAAAAGATCTACTAATTCTTTTTGACTTGTCACTTTAAATGCAGATCCTGCATTCGCCGCCGTAGTTGCAGAAGCAACCCCTGTGCCTGCGGCATTTGTTTTGTCTTGGGCTGTTGCCACAACAATTAATGGAGTCGTGCCCGGTTCAGCGGGTGTATAAAAACTCTCATCAATTACCGTAACTTCTACGCCGGGTGATGTAAGTGCCATTCCTTTATCTCCTGGTAATGTATAAACTCTTTTTTCAAAACATTACGTAATGTATGTTATACTGTATTTAGTTGTTTGGCTTAAAAAAGGTGCTTTAAGACCAATAATATAAAGGGGACGAAAAGGTGTAAATATATGCATGAGACCACTATGTAAATGCGGTTTGCGGCCACGAGCAGTAAATTACAGGAAAGGCGAAAGAACCTACTATAGGAGCCTATGCGAAGCCTGCATGACTCACGGAGTATATCACGGAATACCTAGGTGGTATCGAGCCGGTTATAGGACAAAGGATACCTGTGATAAGTGTGGTTTTAAATCAAAACACAGTGAAGTTTTTAGAGTATTTCATGTGGATCAAAACTTAGATAACTGTAGGCATGCTAATTTAAAAACAGTTTGTGCTAATTGTAGGACAGTGTTAGCCAAAGAAGGCATACGCTGGAAACAAGGAGATTTAGTTCCCGACTATTGATGCTATTTTCTTATACAGATCATCAATAGTTGAATCATTAGTTATTTCGTGATCAAACTCGGTACCTACCCAAGCCCATTCTGAAGCATGGATTTTCTTATCTTTCATTTCATTGATGAACAAGTTTGCACCAGCATTTGCTTGAACAGCAGCATCATACCATTCGGGTAATTCCCCTCTTTTAACCCAAATAATTTTGCCGCCAAGTTCCTTAATTGCTTTAATTTCGTTAGGAAAACGCACATCACTAACCACCACATTATCTCTACTTTGACGCAGTTTATTTTCTAAAGAAGCAATCCAAATATCATCGTGAAACGTTCTACGACAAACTTCCGTACCCCAGTATTGTAAAACCCAACGAGGTGTAAGGGTTGGCATTGTTAAGCGTTTTGCCCACCATTCGTCTACCTGTTCTCTCCATTCTCTTGATTCCTTTGTTCGCCCTTCCAGCATGGTTCTATCCCAGCCAAAAACAGCAGCAACAGAATCCTTTAGAGAATCTGCGAAACTTTCTCTACGGTACTCATGGAAGTTTACAAGGTAATCAGCAACTGTATCTTTACCGCAGCCGATAAATCCGCAAACGCCTATAATCATATAACTCTCCTTTAAAGTTATATTATAGCGTCTTTAGATTAAATGTCAAGTGTTTAATAGAAGGGTTTTGGTTGTCCTGGCTTGCCCGTGTTAAGTTTTCTAGCCAAAACGCTCGCTGTATTAATTGATTTGGTTCTTTGCTGCCTGCGAGCCTGAGTGGGTGATGTTCTTGCTCTGGTCGTTTTCATTTTTTGAGCCCTAGCAACATTGTATTGCTGAACGCATTTTGAAGGATGGCTCACTTGCCTACCTGCTCTTGGACCCGTCGAACAGCGGAATCTTAATTTGGTTTTTCCACCTTTGGCTGTGCCAGCGGTTCTGCCCCATACCATCTTGGCAACCTCATTATAGATTTCTTCGTGTTCTTCTGTGATAAATTCTGATGCTTTCATTAGCCTATGATCCAACTGTATCCTTGTCCGCCAGCAACCTGGGTTCCAAGTTCCATGGTAAGTCTTTCAATGTCATTGAAACCTTCCTGCTTGATGCTTGCACCATTAAGTGCTGTACCGCCCTGTGGTCCTGCAATAGAAGCAAACTTCTCACGTGCCTGTCCTAGCATTACCTTACAGTTTGCAAGTGTGTAATCCTTGATCCACTGTCCAGCATACACATCCTCTATGATTACGAAATCTGGTTTTTCGTTGTATGCCCAAAGAAGTACTTCCTCGGTGCCTCTTGGACGTTGCATGATAATTAGTTTCTTGCTCTGTGGATTAAATGTAAAGTTGATGAATGATCCAAACATCTTTCCAACAAGTTCTTGGTACTGTGAAAATAATTCATATGTGGCAAGTCCACCCATGTTGGTTGAACTTAACAAGTATGTATTTGTGTATGCAAGATTGAAAGGTTCAAACACTGTACCTCCCGTACCACTTCCTGTTCTAGATCCAACGCTTCTTCTATAAATCTGTCTTACCTGTTGTATTTCTTTAGGCAGAATATATTCATTCTGATCCTGTTCAAGAGAAAGTGTAATGTAACTTTCCTCAACAGAATTGTCCGATCGTTGTCTAAAAACGCCCAAGGAACGCTGAAGTGCTGTTTCATAGTGTGCAGGGTCGAGTTCCACGTCGATCATGCCATCACCTAGCATTAATCTAACGTAGTCGAATACTTGTTGTTTTGCTTTGTCAATTTGGCTCATATAACTATTTATGCCTTGTGCTAGAAACGGTAAATACATATGTTATGCCAAGACTAAGTTTATATCGCCCAGAAAAGGGCAACGATTACAAATTCATCGACAGAACTGCATGGGAGATGTTCCAAGTGGGTGGTACCGACGTGCTTATGCACAAGTACCTAGGAGCCGTAGCGACCGCAAAAACTGCAACTCCTAGTGAGCCCAGTTATAGCACACTAAGCCCTACAAACATACAGGACATGTTGTTTCTTGAGAATAGAGATAGAAAATACGATCCTGATGTATATGTTATGCGTGGTGTTTATAACGTACAGGACATAGATTTTAATCTAAGCCAGTTTGGTTTGTTCCTGCAGAATGACACTATCTTTATTACTTTCCACATCAATGATACTGTGGAAAAACTTGGTAGAAAAATTATACCAGGTGATGTTATCGAACTACCGCACCTAAAGGACGAATACGCACTCAACGATTTAAATTATGCATTAAAGAGATTTTATGTTGTTGAAGATGTAAATCGTGCTGCTGAAGGATTTTCGGTAACGTGGTATCCACATTTGTATCGTGCAAAGTGTAAACCACTTGTGGATTCACAGGAGTTCAAGGACATCCTGGATCAAATTGCAGATTCGGAAAACTTCAAGGGTGCGTGGAACCCAGATTCCACATACTATCCAGGCGATACAGTTACGGCGCCTAATGGAGAGAAATACACAGTAATAAGAGAAGTAGCAGGTATTGCTCCGCCAGATACGACTTACTATAAACTTGCAGATACTCTCAAGGATATTATGTCCACATACGAGAAAGAAATGCAAATTACACAGGCTGTGCTTAACCAAGCAGAAGCAGATGCTCCTCAGAGTGGATATGATACGACTAAACTTTATACTTTACAAAGAGATGAAACAGGCAAGGCTGAACTAGTATCTGCAGATACCACACTCGACGATGCAACGCTTGAATCTGTTACTGCTGATACTGTATTCCAATCTGCCGAAGCCAACGGTTACAAAGGATACCTACTCGAAGATGGTATTCCACCTAACGGTGCTCCGTTTACACAGGGCATAGCATTCCCAATAGGGCCTGCAGAAGGACAATTCCATTTACGAACAGATTACAAGCCAACAAGATTGTTCCGTTATGCAAAAGGAAGATGGAGCAAGGTAGAGGATGATGTGAGAACAAATATTACTAACCTTGGTTCTAGTGATGTTGCGGCAGGAGCAACATTTGCTGGAAAAGTTGAAAAAGAAAATCTTAAGAGTTCGTTTATCAATAATACAAACGAAACAGTCATTGATGGACAAACAGTCAAAGAAAAACAGAGCTTGTCCAAGGCACTTAAACCCGAGGCAGATGATTAATGCGCATTAATGAAATATTAGGATTTGCAAGAACAAGCGGAAAAAAGTTTACGGTTAAAAAACGTCCTCCTGAAAAGTTTGACGAACCTGTTGCACTAAAAATTAAGAATAGACGAGCAGATGCTGCCAAGGGCAAGGATGATGCTTGGAAGAATAAGGTATCTAAATAATGGATTTTTTCTACGACGGACAGATTAGAAGATATGTAACACAGTTTATGAGAATCTTCATTGGCTTTAAATATGAAGCCGGCAATGGGGATCAGCAATCTGTACCGGTCATGTATGGAGATTTGACAAGACAGGTTGCAAACATCATTAGAGAAAATTCAGAAAACAAACTTCCAACTGTTCCTAGAATGGCTTGCTATGTTACCGGTCTTGAAATGGATCAATCTAGATTGTCTGATCCTACATTTATCAGTAAGGTAAACATTAGAGAAAGAGACTCCTATATCGATGCTAGTGGAGAAAGAGTATATACTGGTGCTCCTGGTAAGAGCGTTACCGTTGAGAGATTAATGCCAACGCCATACAAGTTAACGATGAAGTGTGATATATGGACTTCCAACACTGATCAAAAGTTACAACTACTCGAGCAAATTTTAGTCTTGTTTAATCCAGCATTAGAAATACAAACAACAGACAACTACATTGATTGGACTAGTCTGAGTGTTGTTTATATGACGGGCATGAACTTTACTTCTAGATCGATTCCGGCAGGAGTTGATTCAGATATTGATATTTGTTCGGTAGATTTTGAAATCCCTTGTTGGATTTCACCGCCAGCAAAAGTTAAAAAACTTGGTATTGTTCGTAGCATTATTGCAAATATATTTACGGAAGATGGAGACATTGCTAATATTTCCACACTCATTTACAATCAAAATACATCAAATACTGTATATGTTAATGCAAGATATCCTGTATTATTGTTCAAAGCAAATAATGGTCAGGACTATGATTATGAGCTAACGATACTTGATCAAAATGCAGCAATACAGTTCTTAGGTCTCGATGAAAAAGATTATGTTAATGGTAGAAAACTAGATTGGAATGCTGTTCTAGCAACACTAGGAAACTTTACTCCGGGTACAAGTATGGTGCATTTTAGACAACCCGACGGATCGGAAATATCAGGAACCATAGCGATTAATCCTGTTGATCCTTTTATATTGTTGGTTAGCATTGATCGTGACACTCTAAATCAAAACACATTAATAAACAGTTCTCAATATCCAACTGGTAGGGGAACCATTGACGCAATTGTTGATCCAACAAGATACAATCCAATAGGAAAATTAGGTACAATTCCCACAGGACATAGATTCCTTGTGTTAGAAGATGTGGCCGAAGATGCCGCTGGATGGGAAAACAATGACGGAACAAATACCACAATAAAAACAAATTCAATAGTAGAATGGAATGGTAATTCTTGGAACGTTATATTTGATCCGGCAACAGCATTGTCAACCACATATGTTTCTAATTTAACCACAGGCATACAGTACAAATGGGATGGTATACAATGGCTTAAATCCTTTGAAGGCGAATATGCACCAGGATATTGGAGATTTGATCCAGAAGGCGCATAAGTATTCGTATGCAAAAACGTGTAGGTCTATTATATCTTTCCTTATCAACAAGAAGAATCTTGCTTATCCTTGAAAATGATAAGTGGACAGTTCCTACATTTTCAAAAGAAAAATCAGTAATCGAAGACAGCAAGGATGTGCAGAAAAAGTTTGCTGAGGGTAAAATTTTACCTATAGAACTTTATCTTTCTAAGGACAAAGGGTTCGAATACGGAACATATATTTGCCTAGTAAATGATGAGTTTTTAACAAAAACTGTGGCAACATTTTGTTGGGCTGATTTGGATTATCTCCCCAAGAATGTTCATGTGGGATTAAAGAGCACGTTAAATAATAATCTAATCAGAACCAAGATTGAAACAGTATTGGAGTTAGAGGATGCTATCACTATATAAATCAGAAAAATTTCAGAACGAAGTTCGTTCCTTTAGAGACAGAATTTCTAAGGTCGATGACTTAAAATTAAAAACTAATTTAGAAAATCAAATTAATAAATTAGAATCCATAGTTAAATCTTTGGACTCGCAGTTTGAAGAAATGATTTATAGTAAACAGATAGGATCTAACAGCAACGATTCTAGAACCAAAATATCCGACATACGAAAATTTGTGGATTCTAAGTTATTAGACTTTGAAAAATCAAAAAAACTTTCTATTAAATAGAATTGAAATCTTTAATTGTTATACTACCCACCATGGCAGCATGGTTTTGACATTGATATCTATAGCCTCCTGATATAGCAGAAGGTATTCTCCAATATAAGGTACCGGAATCTTTTCCTTGTGCATTAGGACCAGTAGAAACAGTTCCGTCTGTTGCAACGTGAACTAGTCCTGTGTTGTATGCAACTCCTGCTCCTGTTTGTATTTCAAAAGGATGTCCTGTGGCATTTAATTTAAAAGCCATAGTAGTTCTATTGATTGCATATATTGTAGGATTATTTCCTGAATAATGACTGTTAAACAGGTAAGCACTAGTACCAGTATTAGTTACTTCTAAGGTAAACATCGCAGGCATGTATATTTCGTCAATTGTTAATCCTGCGGCAACAGCATCTGTTAACAAAGAAAAATTAGGGACACCAGAAACCACTGTGCTGGCAATAGTTATTGTGTCTGTTCCGGCATTGGTTGTAATGTTCATTCCAGCGCCAGCAACAATTGTTAGGGTATCGGTAGTGGAATCCGCTACAATATTATCCTGCCCTCCAACTGCTATTGTGTTGAAAGAATTTGTGGAACCTCCAGCGGATGCGGCAATAGTAATTGTGTTTGTTGCATTATCCGTTGTTATGATAACGTTTGATCCTTGTGCAAAGGTTACACTATCTGACAGTTGTGATGCAGTTACATCAGACTGACCGCTAACACTAAAGGTAGAAAAACTGTTGTTTGTGTTTGTGACAGTTAAAGCACCTTCATCGTTAGTGGTGGTTGATATTCCATCACCTCCTAAGATAGAAAGTACTTCTCCTGATTGAAGTATTCTCTGTGTTGAGTCGTCCGCAGCGATAGTAATCTCACTACTTCCTCCTGCTCCTCCACCAACACCCGCGGATGATGCTTTTGCTAAAAAGTCAGCATTTGAAACATTATCAAGATCACTTCTAGCAAGTGTATGCCCGCCGGTAGTATTCCCGTCATATAGCCTTAAGGAATTGGTATCTCTATCAAAGAATATTTCACCACTGGTTCCGGACTTTCTTCCAAGATAGTCCGTTTCTCTGGGTATTAATCTAACTGCGGTTAAAACTGGAATTTTCGACATACTGTATTTATGCGATAAGTAATAGAGTTATGTTTGACGCGACAAAAGAAATAAACATTAAATTTGAGAACAAATACAACAGCACATTTGTTAGAGCTAATCATTGGTTAATTACTGCTAACAAGGAAGACATATATTCTAACGAAGATCCTGAAAAAGCCTTGGCCGATCTTTGGCAGTCTCATTTTAATGCTAGGATTATAAAGCAGGACGGAAAGCCCTATAAACTATCGTTTGACAGCCAGGAAGATCTTACTGTGTTTATGCTAAAGTGGGGGTAACTTTCCAGAGCTTCTTGAGTTCGATTTCCACACCTAATTTTCTAGCCCTATCATATACTTCGTCAGCAGCATTTTCACCGTAAAAAATTTCGCAGTAATTTTTATCAAGATATAGGTCGTGTGTGATTATGTACATTTCATACATAGGATTGTGTGCAGCGTAGATTCCGATACTACCAGGAGTGTATGAAATTTGTTCCCATAGACTAATATCGTCGATAGAAGGAACTTGTGGATCTTTCCAATCCATAAACATTGGTCTATTGTTTACTGCTGCTACCTTTACTGCAAGGTCCCAAGGATTGTTGAATATTTCCTCAGTGTCTTTAAACAGAGACATACTAGGTATCTAATTTTGGATTTTTTGCGTCTGGATCTTTATAATCGGTTGCCCAAGCAACATTATCAATTTTAACCCATGATGTAGATGCTTCGTCCCATTTATAAAATGTATCTTCGGTTGCAGGGGATGGTGTTGGTGCAACCCATGTGTTTCCGTCCCAAGTCCAACTTGGATAAGGTTTTTCAGGCTTTGGTTTTTTATAATCAAATGTTCCTGTGATCCTATCAGATGTATCGTTAATGCTTGCCCAAGTTGTTATTACATAATCAGTGTCAGCAACTAGGTCAAGATGCATGTTTGTAATAGGAGTTTTGTCGGTTGTTTCCCATTTTGCACCTTCTGGAGGCCAGGATGTTTCGGCAACGACACCCTCTTTATTAGACACAGAAATACCAAATTTTACGTGTGTTACAAATGTTACTTCAGCATCTGATGCTAGAATTGCATCCAATCTTTCTGCAAGACCGTTATCGTTAACTGTTTCAAAAACCCATTTAAGTTTTACTGTATCAAATATTGCTTTGATTATCATGTTTTTTTTGGCTCCATAATATACTCTTTTATTTATCACTATTTAATGATCAAGATTAAAAGTTATGAGCAAACCAGGCTATAAATATATGCATAGTTAATGCGAAGTTAGGAGATTAAGAATACATGGCTCAATTTCAGGTAGGAGGGTTTTATCCTGGAGAAATAACACCCGATAGCGTAGTTGGTGGTTGTATCAGCATCTACGAAAAGTCTTGGCCCAACCCAATGGAAACAATTAAACATATAGAGGCTGAAGTTTCAAATCCAGATACGGGCGTTCATTGGACAAAGGCTGAAACTTTTGGAAATGGACCCTTTAGCACACAGAGAACAAATATGGTTTTACCCGTTAGCCAAATGGCTACTATGGCTGAAAGCAAGGTTTGTCAGAATATACATAATCAAATGAGAATGAATCTTCTTGCTTCTAGTATTCCTTATGCTAGAAGATATGGAATTGAGGAAGAAATGTATCATGAAGATTATCAACTATTAAGATATACCGGTGGACAGGAATACAAAAAACACTACGACGGATCAACTGACATCGGAAGAGTTATTTCAGCATTAATATATCTAAACGACGATTACGAAGGCGGTGAACTAGAGTTTCCAAATTATGGAATTACAATTAAACCACAGGCAGGAATGATGATACTATTTCCGTCAAACTTTGCATATGCACATATCGCACATCCTGTAAGACAAGGCACCAAGTACGGTCTTGTAACTTGGATTAGAGATAGAAATAATTTTTAATGTTTAGTTTCTTTTTTAAAAGATCAACAGTTACACTAGATTGCTTTACCAATCTACCATATGTCTATGATTTCGCAAAAATAGACAAGGCAGTTAAATTTATTCCTGACTGGTGGAAAAATACTCCTAGAACAGTTGAAGGAAAGGAACACGGAACAATTAAAAATTGTCCTGGATTTATTGATTACTATGCCACAGGTATCGTTATGCCTTCGTGGTTTGAAACTAATATTACGATACATTCGAAAAACGATCCAGAAGAAAGATGGTATAGTTTTCAGAGTTCAAACAACGATTTTGATGTTTCTAAATCGCATGCACCTTATCAGTTTGAAAACTTTGCAGGATTTGATGGAAAGAATATTAAGATCGAAACTCCTTGGGTTCTTAAGACCAAACAGAAAGTAGATTTTTTAGTAACACAACCGACATGGAATCACAGAGATATGCTTACGCATTTTTCTGTACTACCGGCCGTTGTAAATTATAAATATCAACACTTTACAAATATCAATATGTTTGTAATCAATAAGGATGAAGAAAGGGTATTGAATATTCCACCGCTAATGCCTATGATAATGTTGCATCCTTTGACTGACAAGAAAGTCGAAATAAAAACGCATCTTGTCGACGACAGAGAGTGGAATAGACTAACGGGTGTGTATAACCTAATAATAAGAGATGATGAAGGATACAAGAAGAAAAAAGAAATTTATAAAAAAGTTTCAAAGTGTCCTTTCCATAGGGGGTAAGAATGGAGAATGTAAAAGAGTTTAAAAACAAAGGATATACTAGAGTTAACGGAGTATTGACAAAAGATATTGTTGATATTGTTACCCAATATGCACTGTTTGACGAATTACAAAATTTATCTCCTGAAAAAAATGCAGCAGGTAATAATGCACAGGTTCCCGATGCACATTCTAAATATGCAGATCCTCTAATGGAAACTATTCTTTTACACGTTAGAACTGCGGTGGAAAAAAATACAGGACTAGAACTATCACCGACCTATTCATATTTTAGGGTATATAGAAACGGAGATGAACTAATTCCACACAAGGATAGACCAGCCTGTGAAATCTCAACAACTATTTGCTTTGGGTTTAGTTATGACGATTCCTATAATTGGCCTATATACATGGAAGGAGAATCAGTTGATTTAAAACCGGGAGATATGGTTGCTTATAGAGGATGTGATCTTAAACACTGGAGAGAAAAGTTTATGCCCAAGGAAAAGCATTACCATGTGCAGGGATTCTTTCATTATGTTGATAAGAACGGACCACACGCTGATTGGAAATTTGATAAGAGAGATAATTTAGGAATCAATAAAAAGATGTTGGATAGAAAATCATACATCATTAGAACAGAAACAGATTGGTATTAACAAGAGAGAATTTATGGCAATTACAGTATATTGGGCAAGTTTAGAAAGAGAATGGATGTTAGCAAAAGAACCAGAATCTGTTGCTAAATTGTTCTATGAAAAAGACATGCACGACACAAACAATCTAAATGCACAATTAAACTATTGTCCATCGTTTAACAAGAATTTAAAAAACTTGTATGCGCTAAGATCTTTATATGATTATTCATTTAAGGTTGAGGGAGATAAAGTTTGGTCACCAGATAGAGATCAAGATTTTTTTGATATGCATGTAAATATAAGAGACGTTAACAGACGATTATTTTCTTTTAAACAGTGTTTCTTATTCTTTACAGAAGAGGATAGCCTACCGGTTACTTTTTATGAGTATCCGTATTTAGAAGACAACAATATCACAGAACGCTGTATGATAGTTGCGGGTCAATTTGATATCGGAAAATGGTTTAGAAACACAGAGTTTGCTTTTTATCTAAAAAAAGATTACAATGAATTTAAAATAGAACAGGATGAAGTGTTTACATATCTTAGATTTCATACAGATGAGAAAATCAACTTCAAACAATTTAGGCCAACTCAGAGAATATCAGAACTAATTGCTGACGGATTTGCCTGTAACCAAATATGGCAACCGTTAAGAAAATTAGAAAATTATTATAAGATTTTTAAAAATAAAAGACTTGCATTAAAAGAGATAAAGGAAAATTTACTATGAAGAGTCCAAAAAGCGTATTAGTTGTAGGAGGGGGAACAGCAGGTTTAATTGCTGCAATAATCCTCAAGAAAGGACTTAACAATCTAAAGGTAGATGTAGTCCATTCAAAGAATATCGGTATTATAGGTGTGGGAGAAGGATCTACTGAACATTTTCGCAACTTTATGAATTTTGCAGGTATCAATCAACATCAGATCATCAAAGAATGTGATGCTACATATAAGTCTGGTATCATGTTTACTAATTGGGGTCCTAAAAATTATTTGCATAGTGTTGGCGAACCGTTTAACAACAAGATGGGATTATATCCTCACGTATATGCTAGGCAGATCGGAAACAATATTGACTACGTGAATAGCGGCTTATTGTGGAATAATAAATTAGAACAGTTTTGGCTGAATAATAAAGAAAACCCACCGTTTAATCAGTTTCACTTTAACACACACAAACTTAATGATTTTATGATTAAACATGCAAAGAAAAATGGCATTGGTATCTATGAAGACGATATCGAAGATGTTATGTTGAATCAAGAAGGAGAAATTGATAAACTAAAAGGCAACAATATGGAATATGATTACGATTTCTATATTGATGCTACAGGATTTAAAAGATTGTTAATGGATAAACTAGGCGGAAAGTGGCAATCATTTGGTGATGTTCTAAAAATGAAAGCAGCAATTACATTCCAAACAGAAGACACATCAGAATATAATTTATGGACACTAGCACATGCAATGGATGCTGGATGGCTATTTAGAATTCCTGTTTGGGGTAGGCATGGCAATGGATACATTTACGATAGTGATTATATTGACAAGGATCAAGCAAAAGCAGAAGTTGAAAAACTTTACGGTAAAGAAATTAATATAGGAAAAGAATTTAAGTTTGACCCAGGGCATATTGATCGTGCATGGATCAAGAACTGTGTTGCAATCGGACTTAGTGGAAGTTTTGTTGAGCCGTTAGAGGCATCATCAATTGGAACTAGCATACAACAAGCATTTATACTGCTTTATAAAATTATCAATTATGACGAAAAAGTTATTGATACCTATAATCATTCGTTTGTAAAAATTATGGAAAACATAAGAGACTTTCTTGTGTTGCATTACATAACACCAAGACAGGATACTCCATTCTGGAAAAACTTACAAGATGCTCCAATACCCGATAGTCTCGGAAAGAAATTAGAAATTTGGAGGAATAAACTTCCTAATCCGGAAAACTTCAACGATCAAACAGACTATTGTTTATTCTGGCACGATAACTTTACCGTAGTGATGGAAGGTCTTAATTTATTCGATAGGAAAGCAATTTTAAATGAATACATGATGCAGAATCAAGATATCAAAGATGATGCTGACCGTGTTATTAAGGAAATTGCTCAGAAAGATGAAACCATGGAAACCATGGGGCATAAAAAGATGATCTCAATTATTAGAGATCACCTTGAATTAAGAGACAGTTAAGAATATAACCACATTTTGTCGTTATCTACCCAATGCTTGTGCATTGCTAAATCAACACCAACTGATTTTGCTCTATTAACAACTCTTTGCAATGCTCCCTTCCCGTAAAATGTTTCTAGTTTAGGTGAGTCGCCTGGACGTTCGCTCCATCCAAACCTCATCAGATAAAACTCAGCATACGGAAGCCAGGCAGCATACAATCCAAACGTTGCGGTATCTTCATAGATAACTTCCCAAAGATCAACATCGTCGATGCTTAATTCTCTGGAATAATCCCAATCCTGTTTAGGAGGTAGTTGAACCTTGTTGGAATCCATCCATTTAGATTCAAAATATTCTCCGCTGTCTACTACAATATTGTAGGTTGTTTTAAAAAATGGCATACTGTTATTTAACTCCTTTTCCGTAGATATCATCGGTATAGATTGCATCTACATTAAATGATACGATTGTTTTTCTATTTACACTTGTATTAGGTAGTGTTTTGTGTAGTATAAAACTTGGAAATACTACAATGTCACCTTCTTTTACATCTAGTGTTATTTTATTTCCCGTATACGGTTCGATTAATTGTGTTCTTGGCGAATCGTCTGGTAATTCGAGGTAATAAACATTAGTAAAATTAGCACTATGCGTGTGCCAACCATGCTCACTATTTTCCAAATATTGCTGAAACCAAATTTCATTTAGTTTATAACTTCCAAATCCTAATTCCTTGTACATATCAAGTACATGTTCGGTTAAGGAATTTTTGATGTATTTAAACCAAGGTCTTTCAAAATTTTGTGAATCAAACCAATCAGTTTTAGTAATGTTAACTTCAGCAACTTCAACCATTGGAGATTTAAAAGGTGCATTGCCTAATAAATCAAGAAGAGTGCTTTTTATCTTTTCGTGTTCTGGAAATTTAGATTTTAAATAGACACACTCTAGTTTATTTTTTATCATAGAACAAAATTTCCACTTACGCTTATTCTAGTATGATCCGTCCAAAATGGCGGAACATAGTGTTTTAATCCTGCAGGAAATATAAGCATTAGATTATCAAAAGGATTGACCTTAAAATAATGATGCATGAAAGTGCATATCTTTTCACCGTATTCAAAAACAATACTGCCTGCAACTGGTGTATTTGTGTCTGCTTGATTTTCTAAAATTTCTTGCGGAACACTACAGTATATTACGAATGATAAAACTCCCTTGTGATCGTGTGGGGGATTAAAATCGTGTTTTTTATTAAAGTTTACCCAAAGGCTTTCTAACTTAATATTTTTGTACTGTTCTACATCTACAGCACCCTTATACTGCATTCTTATCATGTCAAAGAATGTATTAACCTTATCCTTAAGAATGGGCTCCATCTCTGTTTTATACTGATCACTAAATGTATAACTCCTTCCATACTTCAAATTACCAGCAAGTTTATGATTAAAATCATCCTTTACTGATAATTTTTTTGATTCATTAAGCAAGGATTGGACTATTTCATCTGTTAGTGTTGTTTGAAATATAGGTGGTCCAAAAGGATAAATTACCTTATCGTTTTTGGCATTGGCTGCGTATGCTGAATCCGTGACAAACTGTTTCCGTTCCATACAGATATTTATTGTCAGCCGTTTTTGGATTTAGTTATTGTGATTACAATAGATATCTTACAACAACAATTCCTGGACCGCCCGATGCTCCGTAGGAGTTGCCACCTGGGTGTGAGTTACCATGTGATGGGTTTTCAGCACCACCACCTCCACCGCCACCGGTGTTAGTT